AGCGCACTACGTTCGGGACGTAGGGGTCGGGCGTTCGAGTCGCCTCATTCCGACCAAATCGGGGTTAACTAGCTGAATGTCAGAAAGTTAACCCTGATTTTTCAATAACAGCCGGGACGAAATCGGGACGGCGGGTATGAATGGATTTGTTCTCGCAAGGCAGCGAAAACAAATAAAAAAAAATGTCTTCACTTAAGGAAATTCAAGGTTTCACTCCTCCAGTTCTACATACTGGAAATGATTGGTACATTGACTTCTATGCATTCGACCCAGTCAAAGGAGAAATGCGACGAAAAAAAATCAAACTGAATTTTATCAAAAAAGCTAATGAGCGTCGAAAGTACGCAAGGGACTACATGATTCGAATATCGGAGAAGCTTTCACTCGGATGGAATCCCTGGATTGAACAGGAACAGGGAAACGCCTATTTGTTATTCAAGGATATTATTGATAAGTATCGTACTTATATCTATAAAATGCTACGTGATGGTAACTACCGCCCGGAAACCTTAAAATCCTATTCTTCCTATCTTCACAACATGGACATATATAATAAAGGAAGAGAAGTCCCCATTACCTACATCTATCAATTCAACAAAGATTTTTGTGTCATGCTTCTGGAAGAAGTATATATAACCAGAGATAACACTGCTTTTACTCGAGACAACTATCTGGGTTTCTTAAGATCGTTCTCATCTTATTGCCTGGAACGAAACTATCTCAGCAGAAATCCGACTGAAGGAATTAGTGTCATTGGTCGAAAAGGAAAAAAGAAGATCCGGACACAATTAAAGAAAGAGGAACTAGTTAAATTGACAGAATATCTCAAGGAGAAGAATCCGCATTTCCTTTTAGCAAGCTATATATTATATTACTGCTTCATCCGACCGGCCGAGATGAGCAAACTTAAACTTTCTAACATAAGCTTGGCCAGACAAACTATATTTCTTCCAGACACGATATCAAAGAATAAAAAGGATGGGACCATTACGCTACCGGCGAAAGTCATCCATTTAATGCTAGATCTCAAAATCTTTAATATGCCAAATGACTGTTTCTTATTCTCCGACGGATTCAAACCAGGAATGAAACAAAAATCAGAAAAGATGTTTAGGGACTGGTGGTCACGCCATGTCCGGATTGATCTAAAATTTCCTGACCGATATAAGTTCTATTCCCTCAAGGATACTGGTATTACCAATATGCTACGACATTATGACACATTGAGCGTTCGTGATCAGGCAAGACATAGCAGCATACTTATGACTGATATCTACACTCCACATGATATTCAAGAGGCAAATACTCTAATCAAGAATTATGAAGATGCATTTTAAAACTAATGCTCCAGAGTTTTTCTGGAGCATTTTTAAGCCGCATATGTATATAAATTGATTCTACAGTCCTACAGTCCAACAATATCACCGAATAAGCATGAGATTTCATCACCAAAGCCTCCAAACATTCCTGAACACCAGACATTTTTTACATCTATATCTTTCAAAATACTAACACCGTTACACCGGCATCTGCCCAGTCAAATATATTCCCGATTTCATATATTTCGGGGAACTATTTTTCAGCCATGTGAGATATTTCTTTATTAAGTCTTTCATTCTTTTCATTCTAGTTATGTAGGTTCCTTGAAATTTAAATCTGATACATTAGGTGATATTTGTCCAGAGTAAATAGCAAGTTTCATAAAAAGTATGGACAAGTTATCATAATAAACACGAACGGGCTTATTGTTCGTATATGTGCGATCTACAAACCAAGCACCTGCCGGGACCTCTATTCCTTCTGCATTAAGAACTGGCTCAATATGGATAAAGTTGTCGCTGTGACCAACTACATAATATTTTAGTTTAGTGCCTGTCCAATAAGCTAACAATCGTATGAATGAACCTTCTTGTCTCATAAAGCATGTTCTTATTTCCGATCCCTTATAATATATTCCCGTATAAAGTTCCGAGGTGTCTCCTATTCCAAATATATTATACGATTCATTCCATGCCCTGTTGGTAGTGTTCACAATAAGAAATTCTACTCCATCAAATTTTTTATCATTAGGAAGACCAAGATTGCCTTTTCCAGCGAATAGGACATTCACCTTACTATAAGCCACCTTCTTTATATCAATGGTCTCAGTATTCGTAAATATAGGGGTATTCGTTGCAAACCCATACTCATGCCCTCCATTCGAATATTGGTCCCCTGTTTTAAAATTAAAAGCCAAATTTGGCATAAAATCACCAGACTGAGGATCATTTGGATTAAATTTTTCATATTCATATGTTTCATTTCCATCTGCATCTAATCCTTGTTGGCTAAACATATATTCGCCATTAAATACAGCCGATGAAAATAAAGCAAATTCTTTCATAAGAACAGAATCGGCGACAATTTTCCCTCGGAATTCATATTGTTTATTTATAGGATCTAGTTTGAAGACTATCTCATTATCCACAAGTGCAAATATTCCAGTGCGCTTAGTTCCATCAGCTGCAGTAAGACAGTCTTTGCCTTGTGCTATTCCCGTCAATAACACCTTTCCTTCCGAATCAACTGTTTTTGTTCCTGAAAACATTTTAGGAGTCACAATATACTCTTCACCTAATTCTGTTGCATATCCATTCCATTTTTCAATCCAAGGAAGAAGATTTGCATCCTTACCGGCCTCTCCCTTTATTCTTATAGGATCACCCCATATACCTAAATCTGCACTTTCCGCTACTTTTTGAGAAATCCAAACAACAGATGCGGTTGAATTCGTATGCCAGCCTTTCGTTGTACCATCTCCGATAGGTTTTTCCGGTTCTTCTTCACTGTCATGATAGGTTATATACACCCTCATTCCATCCTTACCCGGTTCACCGTCGGCACCGGGTGTGCCATCAATTCCATTTGTTCCATCCGTCCCGTCATTACCATCTGCTACCATTAATTCCCATGCCAATCCATTATAAATATAAACCCGACCGTTATCCGTATCACGATACACCCAATTTTTTTGAGGATTAGCAGGCGGAATTGAAGAGTCTCCCTTCCAAACAATATCAAGACCATCAGCCCCATCTTTACCGTTGGCTCCATCCAGACCATTCTTGCCATCCGAACCGTCAACTGTCATAACATACCATGCATCATCTTGATAAACATAGCTTTTTTTGTCGGTGATATTACGGTAATACCAACCGTTTTGGGGGTTGGAAGGATGAGAGGAATATTCTCCTTTATACACCAAGCTAGCTCCATCCTTGCCATTTATACCGTCCGCTCCGTCTATGCCATTGTATCCATCCTTTCCGTCTTGTCCATTTTTACCGTCGGCACCGTCTTTTCCCGGTTCACCTTTCAGATTTTCTTTTGCATCATCAGATAGATTGTCCCAAGTAAGAACAACATCCTTCATAGTACATACGCACTTTTTATTTGATTCGTCCCATATCCATGAAATTGCACCACCGGCAATGTGTCCCGACTTATCCGGTTTAAATAAGGCCGAACCACACCCCAGCTCCGCAGTACCATCCGGATATATACAGTAAGCAATATTTCCCTTACTATCAACTCCCTTTATCATGCCATTCACACAGTAGAAGCCTTTAAGTCCTCCACTTCCGGGTATGTCACCGCCAACACGAACCTTAACCTTTCCTTCCCAATTCTTACTGTTAAGATCGAACATTACGTCAATAGCCGGTTGCCCCGTTTCGTCGGCATGCATATAGATAGCGGACTGGCGAGCTTTGTTCTGTGAGTTACCGAATTGTACTAGTTCATCACCTGCAGCGGGAACATTAAGAACATTACCGGATTCATCTTTATCAAATTCCGATAAAGGCACGTGTAAGGTTTTTGTCTCTACATCAACCGATGATACTTCGACATGATAAAGTTTTGTCTTATCTCCTACGAATGTCTGACAGCGCACGAAATCATGCGCAACAATGCTCACATCTTCATCCTCCAACTCGATAAGGTATTCTGTACCATCGTCAGAGATTCGAGCAGACTTTACTTTCCCGTGTCCTTGACTTATTGTTTGTGCACCGATTATCGCTCTAATTTTTGAGATCAACATTTCAAAAACAAGCATAGTCTCACGAACTACGATTGTATCAATCTCCAGTTTCCATTTACCAGTCATGTACTCCCAGAGTTTCCAACCATGTCCTGCAAAGCCGGACATGAAATCTTCCACATACTCTTTTACTCCATTCGCTAATTTTTGTCCTGTCTCTTTCACCGAACAGAGAAAGCCGTAAAATTTACCGTTACTTAATATTGCCATATTTAATTATCTAATATAAGAAATCATACTAAGTCAAGACAACTTGGTAAGTTCGATAAGATTAATTCCCGGCCGCCCGCCTTGTAATGTTGACCACGCTGCTAAATCAACCGGAATCGAACTGTCTGAAATAGTAAAATTCAACTCATTATGAAAGCTGGAATTATTGAAAGCCGTCCATCCCTCCCCAGTACCTACTCCATTCTGAGTCTCTGCCAAGATGTTACTGCCCTGACATACGGCATAATGAGTCGCTAATCTTTCTGACTCTTTCATATTTACATAAGATTTTCCCGACCATAGAAAACGAATGGAATAATTTCCTGAAGGCAATGTAAATGACAGCCTCATTTTACCGTTCATATTAGAAACTACTATCGCTTGCAAATAGGCTGCAATCGGAATATCCCCTGTATCCAATTGAGCTTCCTCTCCCTTTATAGGTGTGACCCATGCACCTTGTTGGTCTACAAATATGTTATTGGGTTGATAATATACATTCTTGTTAAAATTGAAAAACCAATTAGATAAAATGGAACCATCCGATTTATATAAATTAGCTGACTCATTCAGGATATTCAAGTTTCCATTTATTTGATTGTATGAAACGCCTGTTATCGTTTGTTTTAGCACATTCCCAGTTGCGGAATTGTTAAAACCTAAATAGACCTTTCCGGTGGAGACTGCTTGCTGTTCAAGAACAATAGACGCACTGGCGATACGGCTTTCAAGTGTAGCGTTCTTCACTTGCGCATACGCTACTTTCGAGCCGTAATCGCTAAAAGTATATGAAATACCGGAACCGGGGTAGGCGATCCATTGAACTGCGGACAAATCCGATGATTCTCCTATTCGGTAATGTGTTGGCGTAGTATTTGCCGTAAGTGTTATAGGCACAGTCAGTTTGTTGTATGTAGCTTGTCCACTCGCTAGAATGAAACTTGTTATACTTATCACGGTATTATCAATGTAATTTATGGAGTTGTATTTTACAGATGTTTCTACCTCCTCGTTTTTCAACTGGACATATATATTATTTGTACCGTAATTTTGCAATGTAAGTGATACTGGCCTTTGCGAGAATTGAATCCATGGAAGATTGGATAAGTCAGCGGAAGTTCCTATTCTGTAATGGGTCGGTGTACCGTTCTCATAGGTGAAATTAACACTAACAACAGGATTATCCGTATAGCTGTCATTATTGTTGATTATTACTCCAGTGAGTCTAAATACTGTGACAAAACCTGCCTGCACCATTGGAACATGGTACCAGGGAGAATCCTTTGATGCCCGAATGCTTAATATACCTTTCATAATTATTTTTTATTTTATAATAAAACTTGCATTGAACTGCCTACATTTCTTACAGCGTAACTGGCCGCATTGGTGATATATGCGAATCGCGGACCAATCTCCGATAATCGTGCGTGGCTGCCTTGTTTTGACGCCATTCTACCGATTTGATTGGTTGACGAAGACCAAGTGTCATGTCCTTCCAATTTAGCACACTCTCCTGTCAATATTGTTCCCCCGGCATCTCCTCCGACGAAAGTATATGGAGCAAGAGACTTTCTAAATCCATTAAAGCCGGTGTATTCTCCTATTTTCTTATATTTTCTCTCAAACTCAAAAGTTTCATTAATTCCTTTATATACAACTGATTCTGACAAGAACTTTTTTTGGTCTGTTTCTAAATATATAGAATAAGGGAGTTCTCCCCCCGGTGCCTCATTCAACCTTTTCCCGACAATCTCGCATCCGCCAGGAATGTATCTTGATATGTCTCCGCAGATATTAAATCCGTCCATTATGGGGACACGAATAATACATTCAACCTTAGCTACGATTGATTCACCAGCAGAGTTAAAGCAATTGATCGTTTGACTTACTTTTTTGTAAAGGCGTGCATTCATTTCGCCAAGCAATAAAGAAACAACTCCATCTGGATTTTGGTAATAATATGTTTCGCCGTAGAATGTGAAATCGGTATTTGGTTGTATGCCCAGTTCTGCCGCAAACGACAATGCCATTTGAGCCTCCATACATTGCTCCTTCGCCCATTGTACATTTAGAAATTCAGACATAAAACTAGAGTTGCCACCAGAAAGACACAATCCTTTCGTTTCGTTCCATATTGCGTATACAAACGTATTCCCACCATCTGTAGAGTAGCGTACCCCGCCATATTGCAATAATTGTTCATAGTTGGCAATACGATCATTGGAGGATATTCCGCTAGAAAACAAACTGGGGCTATGAAGCGCTTTTGTATTATGTTTTATTTCATGACTGGTTAGAAAGCAACAATATGCAAACATTCCGATTTCAGAAAATGGATATGGCTTGGTCGAGTCATAATTATTAGCTCTGGCAAATGAAGCGGATGACATTTGGTTTACGTCATTCGTACGAGGATAAGTCCGGTCTGCTCTGTAAAATGCAGTAAATAATTCATCACGGCCTTTACAGGACATGGTATTGGGGTCGCCTGTATTATAGAGAAAGAAGTAATTTCTGAATTTTCCTCCGAATGTCGTAGACGGACCCGGCGATAATCCTGTTCTCTCTAATTTTTTGGCAACTATCCCATCCCAAGTTATTGGGGAGGAGAATACCCCTTTCCATCTTTTACCGCTATTGCCGATTTCATTATCTATAAAATACATTTCACAGGGCAAACCAATCATTATAGAATAATTTGTCTCTGTTGTTTCCCAAGGACGCAGAATACGCACTTCGTTTCCTGTAGAATTATATAGCTTTTGATCCATACCGAATTCGTTGAAAAATGCCAAAGCGTCAAAATTGTTGGCGTCACAATACTTCTGTGTACCACTTTCATCCAGATACAATTCAACATCACATTCCGCTTTCTGAACCGAAGTTATACCTACTGTTGGAGCGAAAGAACCATCAACGAACCTGAAAAAATTGTTTCTCTTCAATTCTCCGACAATTCGAGAGTCTTCCAATCTGTTTTTTGTGCAGTCAATAAGATAAGGACGCCAACAATCAGCGATATCAACTAGTCCGAAGTTCCCATTTGATTCGGGAGATAAACTTCCTGATTGATAATAGACAGCTATTTTATTCGGGGATTGTAATTGCAATTCCGCTATTTTGTTGTAAATATCTTGCTTTGTTAGATCATATTCTGATTTTAACACTGTTTCAATATATTCACCTGATGGGTCTATGTTAATAAGGTGTTCATCAGTAGCTTCTTCAATACTGCCAATATGTGTCAGACTACTTTCGGACATATTATCTACTTTCGATTTATATAAGTTATCAAAATCATTAGTAGATAATCCTTTCCCATCCACTTTTGCAACCTTTTTATCCAACTCTTCTGTGATAACTTTATTTTGTACCGGATTAGTAGAAGTAGTACTAAGTGAAGAATCAATGTCTATCGTTGCACCACTTCCAGAATTAGCATCCTCTACAAGTTCGTTTACTTTGTCCTTTATTGTGTTCAAGTCTTGTGCTTTCAGCACTTCGCCCGATTGAAATTCTTTCGTTAACTTATTCATAATCACACTAATTTATTTACATCTAATAGACCTGTATCTAGTACCATTTCTAAATTCACTGGGGGAGTAACTCCGCCAGAGATTGACGACACCGATATAAACACCCATTTACCTAATACCTGATGATAAACAGGCATGAGCATATTATCAAAATCCGTCAGAGAACTAAGTACAGGTGGAACGGCTTCCCAATTCTCGCCTTTTACAAATAAAGAACCTAATACAGCACTGTCAGCTTCATCAGTTACATTATCAAGCTCTCCTAATGTACTGGCACTACCGGGTGCTCGGATAGACAGTTCTTCGATGAATACATCTTCGTTCTCTTCTACAATACCATCTTCGAACTCTTCTGATAATAAAGACATCACCATAGGTTCAACAAGTTCCGTCTTGCGAACTACCAAACCGGCATTCGCTTCAATCAATCCTTCAGATACTAGTCCTTTCAAGAAAGTTATCAACTCTGCTGCTTCATCACGACTAATTTTAGATAAAAATTTATCATAAACAACACTATCTGCAATCAAATCCTCCGCTAATTTTGCCTTATCCGCATACCCCGCTTTTATTTTCTTTCCCGAAACTAATAAATACTCTGCAGCATAAGACATCAATTGCAATAAGTCTATATTATTATGTTGATGTCCAACTCCTCCTCCCCCACCATAATCCTTCGCAATTCGTTCTGCAATAAAATCCCCCAAGGATCCTGCAGTCGTTACGTTCCAGTTTTCAGAGAAAGGATCCTGAACTGGAAACAATGCCCCCTCGGACAGTGGTAGGCGAGGAAATTCAATAAGTCGAGGGGGCACTGTAAAAGAACCAACTTCAGGCACAACAATTTCAAGTGCATCTGTTGGAGTATCTGACCTTTGCAGGTTCAGGAAAGGTTTGGCATCAGCGAATTTATAAGTAAAAGTATAGTTGCTTGGTAATTCCTTATCTGTATAAGTCACATTACTTTCTACAACAATAATTGAACGGATATAGGCTCCTGTGTATAAATACTTCTTCAAAGACGGGAAAAAGTCAAGCAACCAGGTACGTTCTTTCTTATTCAAATATCCCGTATCCTTTTGAAATTTACGAGCAGTATCAACACGGTATTCAAGAGATATATCATCGATCTCCGCAATATTATGCGTATGTTCTCCAGTGAAAGCCGTAGAACCATACGCACGAAACGTATCAATACCACCAAGTGAATTCTCAAATAACACCCATTGCTCGGTTTCTGATTTCATATCTGAAACATAATACCGCTGTACATACGACAGCCGTATCCCTTCCGCATCTTCAACCCAAACATCATAATAAGCCGGCATTTTATCACCCAGCTTTCCTACAACAGAAGCATATTGCAAAGGAATTGTATAAGCTTTCCCTTTTGTAAGGTCAGCTAATACCAAATCGCTCTGCGAAACGATTGTAGCTGACTCATCAGTAAAATAGGCATGAAGTTTTACTCTACATTCCTGGACGGCATAATACGTCAGAAATTCAGGAGAGTAATATGTGACTGGCTTTATATTCGGTTGCCAGGTCAGAAAGTTCTGAAGAAGAAAGTTGGCTGGAGTATCAGCAAGCATATCGACTCCGCAACGAATAGCAGTAAACTCCACTTCAGTACCGGAAAGTAGTGCCTTAAAAGTAGAAACAATTGTCTTCTGCTCATATACCATTGAAGTATTATTGAATAGGAAAGACAAACGAGCATGGATGATATCCTGGATATTAATAATAACGACACCATCCGCACCCGGTTCGTAACTCCGAGCCACAATCTCTTCATCTCCCTGTAAGAGCCTAAAAGAAATTATGTCTGTAGTTCCAATGCGGAATTCCTTAATATTTCCACTTAATGATAGTGGATCAGGTTGTTGGAGAATGGTCATAGTTCTTATTTTTTGTATCAAAATTAGTAGAAGCACATAACAGAGTAAAGGACATTATTTTAAGCTAGTAAGGAGTTTTTATAGGACGAAGTTTTGCCACGACACGATGAAATGTACGTGGTCCTGTTCTATGATCCTGATAATATGCAAAAGAACGCTCATAATAGAGTTTCCCTTCAGCAACTTGCTCTTTTGTCGGGAATGGAGGATAAATTGTAGGAAGATGATCGCTGTCCCTTGCGCCATAGTTCAGTTTCACTAACTCTGCATTATATTCATCTTCAGTAATATCATAAGTTTTTTTATCTACACTCCAACAGTAAGCATTCGCCAAAGTTGGAAACCGTTGGCTTTCAGATATAGCAATTTCTACAGGTTCATATAATCGGGTAGTATAGAAGGTCGATTCAACAGGTTCATTATTCCCTCCAATATAATACTTAAGCTTATCAACAAAGAGTTCCTGTCCCTCAATGATAACCTTTCGATGAGCCGGTATGTTCATCTTTTGATGATCGGACAAGAGGATATCACCTTTAACTGGGTGCATAGAATTCCTCAATAAGTTGTCATAAGTTCGATAAAATTTCTCATAAATACCATCCGGCCCATTGTATAATAAAGAATAATCTGCAAACCTCTTGTTTTCAACTGTATAATTTCTATTTGTACCAATATTATATCCATCTCGATAATGATAGACTAAAGCCAACATTGGTACTTGTTCTTTATTAGATGCCGCTATTTCATCAGATTCATCATCATTATTTGAAGCGATACTTACAATCAAAGTGGAATTTAGCGACCGGCCTTCTCCGATATATGGAATGCTAACTCGTGTTCGAGTGTATACAGAAGGAGAATAGCCTAATATTTCTTTCGTTTCTGGAAGTATTGCGAACATAGCATCTGGACAAGTAATCTTTTTTTCTTTCAGAGTATTTTTCCCATCCAGATAAGGAATATTAGAAGAGCAGATTACTTGAACAAGTGATCCATTCTCATTATACCCTACACGGCAGTAACAGCCAGTTACAGGATTATAACAAGCATTAGGATATTTGGCCTTCAGGTCAGAAGTCGAATCAAAGGTATCATACTCATCAGAAATCACGCTTTCAGAAGAAAGGCTGACTTTCTGATATGTAGATACATCAAACTCTAACTCGGAGGTTAAACAGTTTGTAAAATCAACCTCCGCTTTCATATTAGCTATATCACTGAAAAATTCAATACTAACGGTTTTCTTGACTTCATCCGGAATAAACTCACACATGAATCTCTTTCGGAAAACATTCAATATGGTGCTACACATACAATCCGGAACCAAATGAGACAGTAATATATCACCATTGACAAGTGAATCAATTGTATTATTGACAAATGCCATACTACGAAAAGGTTCTGTCACATCAAAAAAATTCTCTAATAGAGTATATCCCCAAAAAGAAAAAATACGGCGTAAAAGATAAGGAGCACGAATAAACGGACTCATATAATAACCCGGATCCAGTTTTACATTTATATCATCCACAACTTCAATACGAGGAAATGAATTATAAAAATTAAAAGTTCCTTCAACCCTTCTGTCTATAATATTGCCAGAAGCATCCATGTTCTCCATCCGATTCACATAACGCTTGTTATTATCAAAGTCAACTATAACAGGAAAAATAGTAAAATGCTCATGTTCATTAGATAACAGAGAACGACAAAAGTCAATTCCTTGCTGAACTGTACTCACTCCTGGGATTGTTTCATCTGCAAACACTTCTTGCACAGAAGCCTTTGCTGTCTGTGATAAAAACGACCCTTCATTTAAATAAAATGAAGTGGAAACTGTCTTTTTACGTTTCACTTTCAGAATAGCCTGCCGGCAAGCAGAAAAATATTCTCCGGAAGAGATTGTGGCCTGAATATCTGAAGGAAGTTTGCGCATTCCTGTGATATCAGGATATCCCAATGCTTTCTGATTCCAATCTGAATCAGGTATATCAACAGGTAATGTTTGCTCTCCCCATTCGTTGAAAAACAAGTTAGGACGTTCAACCTCCAGCTGAGTACCTGGAGCTAATTGATAAGATATTCCCGTTTTTAAATTCGTTATTTTCATTTTTTATCCTTTTGAACCAATTTGGCGACTACGATCACGAAGTTCCTGTTTCTTCTCAAATTCACTCAACGCAACAGAAGCATTTACCCCGTTCTTATTCATATCAATAATAGCATGAGCAAACTTCTCCATTAATTCCGGAGGCAATGCTACACCACTTCCGTCATTTTTGGGTGTACCGGTTACCGGAAGTGGCTGTGAAACACTTCCTCCGGAAGAAAAGCCTGCCATCTTTGACCGGACGGCCTGATTCAAGTCAAGTGTCCGGATAGTGCCGGCCTGTTGCGACTTGTCAATCATATCAAGAATAGGGCCAACGGTAGGATTCTCAACGGCGGCATTACTAGCCACCCACTCTTTTGACTGCCCCGCTGGTCCTTCACCTACGATTACAGTCGGTTTGTCAATAAAGCCACGGGCGTCCGGATCATAATCGGCACCGGCAAACAACTTTCCATCTTGAGCACGACGAACATCAATCTTGCCGCCATCTTCACGACCGGTTGCCACACGCTGCCCGGATCCTTTTGAAGAGCTACTTGTTCCCGCAAGGGTCATGTTCTTTATTTTATTTCGTTCAGCATTTGCAGAAGCTATCTGTGCGGCACCTGTCACCCCCATGAGCGCAGCAGCTACAGCACCAGCGATCGGACCGAGATCGGCAAAAGCCCTCATTATCGATACTGCAGTATCAGCTATGATTTGAGAAACTTTAATTGCAAAATTAACATCGGCATACTTCTTCTGAATATCCAGTTTCTTTTGAGCCTTTTCTTTCTCTAAGCGTTCAACCTCCTCCGTATTACCTTGTGCGGCTTCAATCTCCGCATCATACTGAGCGTCCACATTATCCATTTCAGCCTGTTGGAGTGCCTGGACAGCTCCGGAAAACAAATCCGAATAGTAATCAAACTGTTTCTTATAAGAATCACGCTTCAGATTCTGAACAGATTGTTCATATTCTTCCTGAGTCAGCGTTTCATTCTCAAGATGAGTTTTAAGCTGCTGCAGCTGCAAATCATATTGCTGTTGTTGATTTAGAAGTCCATATTGATTCCGGATCTGATTAATACGGTTCTCACTATCCTGCACTAACTGCTCCTTAGCTTTCAGGTAAGCGATATCCAGTTCTTGAGTATCCAGTTTCTCCTTTTCAGCAAGTTGTTTGCGTGCCTGGTAAGTTGCATCCAGTACCTTCATTTGCGCCTGCAAATCCTCTCCAACCGTAGTGAGTTTGAACTGACTCTTGAAATCTTTAGTCAGATCATTCATTTTGGTTTGGATGGCAGCACGGGCATTGGCAGCGTCCTGATCGGCTGATAAAACTGCAGCATTAGCCTGTTTTACAGCATCAGATTTCAGTTTTCCATTCTTTAGTTCAAGATCATTGACATCATTCAAGTACCGCTGTTCAATGGCCAACCGGGTTTCAGCACTGGTTGAATCCAGAGAGAGTGTCAACATGGCAAATTGTTCCTGAGTGATATGCTTTGCAGCAAGTTCATTGGTTAGGAACATTCTTTGCGCAGAAGTTACCGCTTTCTCTTTCTCCAAATCCTCCTGACGCAATTTATCAACAGCAGAGATCTTTTGCTTTTCCATTGCTTCTTCCGTATCAATCAGCTTGGACTTAGCATCTACGATTTGCTTTTGGTATTCAGATTTTTTGGCCGCCTTTGTAGCATTAGTCTTAAATTGCTCCAGTAATTTGATCCGCTTATTATAATAATCCAAATCAGACTTGAGTATGGCCTGATTAATATCTTCTTCCGCTTGTTGTTTTTCTCTCCCAACTAACCGGATTTGATTTATTTCCGCCTCATGATTTGACTCCTGATTCTTGAGTGCAACAGCATTCGGATCCGATTTATCTTTCTCTATTGGCGTTGTCGGAAAACGCTTATCATAGATTTCCTGTGCTATTTCCCTATATTGGTCCGCCGCATTCTTCTCATCCTTCAGCCACGCTGATAACATAGACTTATTCATGTTGTTGAATCGAGTCTGTGCTTCTGTTGCATCATCTTGAGCCTTTATTCGTTTTTTGACAATCTTATCTATACCATCACCCGAAATTTTATCAAGTTGAGCAGTAACACCGTCCAACTCTTCTTTAAGTTCAGCAATCCTCTCCACATTAGCAGCTATCTCTGCATCAGTCATATCACGCATCCCCTGGTCTTTTGTATTACCATACCCTGTACCACCTGCCCAAACTTTACCTCTTTTGTTTTGCAACATCAAAGATTCCATTTCTGCTTTCGCCTCTTCCTTCTTTGCTCTAAGACTTTTAATTTCCTCCCGATGAACAAAATTCAATCGGGCTTTCTCTGCAGAGAGATAATCATAAACCTTTTGAGTATTGAGAGAAATCACGTTTCCATATTGGTCCCATTCGGAAACAGCGGAAGGAACAATATTGGATATCCGTTCAATTAAAGAGTTCAGTTCTTTCTGTTCTTCAGCATTACGGTTAACCTTACCGGCAAGTTCATCATATCGGGTTGCCATACCAGGAAGCTGCCTTTCCAAATTGACAACCTTTTCCATTTGATCCTCAAAAGTATCAGACAAAGGTTCCATAACCTTGGTGATATCCGAAACAAAATCAGTAGCCCAGGATAGCCCCTTTTTAAAGAAGCCTTCCACACGCTTACCCATTTTATTCCAAAGGTTATCCAAGGTGTCCTTAAAATTAGACTCCATACCTTCGAGTTCTTTCATTTGAGTAGCCATAGAACCTGAGATGCCATCCAATTTACCCAAGCTCAACAGATAGCTCTTTATCGCTTCTTCGGTGTTCTGAACTTCGGTAGTAACTCCACGGAATGTGTACTTCACTGTATTTCCATTCTTACTAGCCTTGATACCAAATTCTTTCAAGCGTTCATTCTCGCCAGTCATGGCATCCAGAATCGCCTCGATAAGTTGGTCCACGCTTTTTCCCTGTGATGCTGCCAAGTCTCCAATATTGGTCAATTCCGCAGTAGTAGGCTTAATACCTCTATTCACTAATTTGATATAGGCTTCTGTCCATTCCTGCAGAGACCCCGGAGTATCCGCAGCCAACCGCTGGAGCATCTTCATTGCCGCTGCAGCTTTCTCTTGTGATTGCAAAGTATTCCGAAGAACAGCTTCATACTTGGCAAACTCTTTACGGGTAGAATAAACATTAGCAATTATCTCCTTAAGATATCCCGCCAACTTGACTAGAATGAAGGCTGCAACAGCGGCTTTCAATTTAGATACGGCAGTTTTTGTCAGATCAAACTCCTGTTTTACATTGTTGCCTGAGTTCTTAAGTTCAGCCATTCTCTTGCGAACATCTCCCAACCTCCTACTTAGTTTGGCATACTCTTCAGGATCCGCAGCTTCCGACATATCCTCAAGTGTCGCAGTTAACTCCTTGCCCACTTTCTTGAGTTGCCGACCGGTCATAGCATTAATATCTAAAGAGCGAGTCAGCGTGCCTATTTTTTTGTTATTATCAGTAATCTGTTTAGATAGCGATTTTGTTTCCTTCTCTAGATTTTGATATTCTTTAGTATTCTTCTTTCCTTGAGCCTCAAGTTCAATCATCGCAGTACGACGTTCTTTCTCTTCTTTCTTGAGTTCTTTGGTGGCCTTGGTTAGTTCGTGAATTTCCCGCTGGGCCTGACTGGATTCAGCAGACACAATATACTTTATTTCATCTTCTGACAAATGCTTCTTTCCCATATTACCAATTTTGAGATTGTTCGTAGATTAATGCTTGTTCTAATTGCTCACGAATCTTATTTCTAATGGCTTCATTGTAACCATAACGCAATTCAGGGAAAGTCTCATGATAAAGAACTCCCCATACAGTTCGATTATACAAAGCCAGGTTGCTCCGGATATGGCGTGATATTCGGTCGTTTCCCCGTCGATATCGAATATCAAGATAACGGAGATACGGAAAAATACGGATAAAGTACTCTTGTTTGCCTTCGGACTCCTGGATAGTGAACGGCCTACGCTGCAAGCTTGACAACAGTCTGCCTGAACGAGTATTCAGGTAAGTACGGACAACATTCTCCTGAGTCTGATAAATGAGATTGATACCTTGAGAAATTGTATCATGTACAAATCGCTGTTTGACTAAATCTTCTGAAATCATATTCGCTGTTATTTTCAGCGAATGTAGTAAGGGAAAGATAGAAGGTAAAGGACAAAAAAAATCCGGAGAGGAATAGTTTCACTCTCCGGAACTTCATTATTTGCTATTTTTCAGTTCAAGCATCCACCGAAAATCACACCCTGATGCTCCGGGACGGTTTTGGAACTTAAAGCCTGCATCCGTCATAGCTTTAAATATATCCTCTTTTGAGATATTTGCCGCCGGATCCAGTTTCTTTATAGATTGATAAACTTCATCAGTCGTAAACCAGTGTGTTGTATGCCGGGCATCCCATGCAGGCTTAAAGGTTGTTTGTAAGGCAGCGATATAAACACTGACATCCGTTATCTTATCATTTTCCATTATTAGCCTCCTTCTTATTTTCTGAATCAGTTAACGCAAAATTTAAAACTTGTACCAAATCCACAATCTCGTCACGTGAGATTGCTGAAATTACAAAATCTCCATCACAATCCACTGAAAAAACATCCACTTTCTTTCCATCAGGATAGTATGATGTTTCTTTATCTACATGAAAACGATGTCTACTCATGATTATTGCCTCCTTTCTGGCATCTCTTTGCCCGATAAACGCAATAAGCAGCCACCAATAAAAGAGGAAAGAAGATCAGGCCGAAACTAGTAAATCCAATAGCGCGGAAATACCAACGGTCAGAGATAGTGCGTACTTCACAATCAGAAGCTAAAGCACTATAATAACGACTTTGCAGATTATTAACTTGCTCTGTGAGAGCTTTGACATTGCTAGCGACATTGATGTCGAGAGCAGACACGACTGGCGTGTTGAGAATTTCAGTTTTCATACCTGTAGATGTTTAGCATTTCGGCAATTATAGAACACAAGAACGGCCGCCGTTTCCCGTGTCGCTAAACATCTACAGATTTCCGCCCGAAAGCAAAAGTGTAATGGGGAAAGGCAGCCGCCTATTTCGTATGTATTATTCTCCTAAAATCAGGAAAACGATTGGTTAGGGCATAAAAAAAGCCCTCGAATTTCGTGAGCATTAACCGAAGCTCGCGGTACGGATAACACTCCGCAGATGTTTAGCACTGCAAATATGAGAATAATATCTGAAAATGCAAAAGAAAAAACAAACTAATAAATATCATCTCCTATTTCTCGTTTCTTTTTAGCAGGTTTTTCCTTGGGAGCTTCATCCTTTGGTCGCTCACTCTCATGATCTCCCTTTATATAAATACCAGAGTTGACATTCTCATCTCCTCTAAGTTCCCTGCTTAATAGATAGTGATAAACATTGTTCTTTGACATGGCTGAATTTTCTGTGATGACATAGGCTTGCTCAAACTTCCATCCAAATCGCGCCATGTAATTCAAAGCGTCAACCATAGAATTAAATTTGATTTCCTTGCCATCGGCATCTACCAGGAAGTTATCAGAATGTTTCGACCAGTACTTTTGTGCCTGCCCAAAATCAATCTCGATCTTTACTTTCGTACCAGTCAAGTTACCGGTTCCCACTATTTCGCAATAAGTACGGATTGGATTCCAAGGGTCTTGCGAGTAACCTTTCAATGCTGCTAACATGAACAGCATGATAAAAACGGCCTTTTTCATCTTGTGTGTTTTTTGAAGTTATCCCGCAAAGGTAAGATTTGAGAAATAATGAAACAAAAAAAAGCGGAGTAAAACCCCGCCTTTTTTGTTTCATTTAGTATTATTCTTCTTATGCTTGGTTTTATATATAATCATGTACATCCAAACAAATTGAAGAACTTTCATCAGGGACCTCTATAAGATAAAATTCCAGTTCATTGAATAAACAGTTATCCCCTAAAGGTAATTCTTTGAGTTTATCACATTCTGTAGCTTTTAATGTCAGACACCGTCCTGAACTGTTATATAATTCATCTGTAAATTCAGCTTCTGTTTTGTACCTGCTACCATGATTAAATAAAAGTTCTTTATGTAAATCACGTATATAACTTTTTTTGGCTGGTAAAATAGCTATAAAAGCTTTAAACACATAATCCTGTTTTCTATATCCAGGTAATAGATGCAAAATCATATTCACCTTAATATAAGAAGATATTAACTGATCTTTTGCATGGTACAAGTCCTGCGATGAGAAAGACGATTTTAGTTCAGATAAAAACACATATTTATTGCCATCCTCCTCAAACATAATTATTCCATCACAATCCCAGTTAAAGACTTCAGGAGCCCCACTACCCTGAAAAAAGCTTGTTAAATCTTTCACTATTTTGGTATCAATATTCTGAAAGCATGAATTAATCCACTTCAACTCTTTTATTTTTGCAGTAGAACTCTGCTCCGTAATCAATACAGAGTCACGAAAGTATTCCATTTCATAAACAGGAAAGAGCGACTTCAAATTTGAATATATTGCCATAATTATGAATTCAAAGCTTTTCTTAATTCACGAGACATTGAGATATCATTTTCTATCACTTGGTAAAAAGATTCGAACGGAATTCCTTCATCTGTAATTTCCTGTTTAACAATGCGAGAACTTCCATCTTGATCTCTCACAAGAAGATAAGCACCAACTTTCTGTGGATCAATTAAACATGTCTCTTGAATATTCCACTTATTACTAATCGTCTCATACAATTCATAATTCCTATTCTTTATTTGATATAGCATTATTAGATTATTCAACCGCTTAATAAAATAATCACTATGAGTAGTTATTTGCATATGACAATCTCGATGTATTGCACACCCTATCAAATCAGCAACTTTCACCTGCCTTCCCGGATGTAAATGTGCTTCCGGTTCTTCAAAAAGAACAGACATTCCATTTACTGGAAATTTTTTCAGTAATAACGTCAATGGAGCCAACTCTTTTATTGATGAAGCAGCAGCCGTTACAGGCATTTCAACATTATTAGTATAATACATTAGTCGGCCTTCAACCTGTTGCACATCACCAACATTCACTTCTGAAAGATATTGAACTAAAGCTTCATCAATCTTTTGTGTTTCTTTTAAAGGACGATTTATATCCATTTTAAAATCAAAAAACTCCTCATACATACCAGATGAGAAAGCAGGTCTCTCATTCAATTCAATCAAAGCCCCTCTAGAAGGGGGCATTAAATAAGTTTTTCTTAAATAAGTATAATCACCAAATATTTCATTTAATAATATGGCTCTAACCAAGGCTACAAAAGGAGTCGGATCGTCTGTTACTGTATCTGTTTGCATACGGTAGACAAATCCTTCTAACATTATTTTATAAAAAACCTCTTCGTTATTGTCTAATCCTACAATCTCCTCATCATAAGTAAAAACTAGAGAATCTTCTTTAAAAGGAAGTTCGATTTCAACTTCACCAACAAAGTTATTATGCCCCAATAGATAACCAATATAAGTAATCGCATCCTTATTTATCCATGAAACTAATTCAGAAACCGATACATTCAATATTAATTCATCAGGTCTCTTGTCTTTCAACAAATCTTTTAAATTATACCCTTTTTCGATAAAAAAGCGCTTCAAACGCATTCCTGTCAAAAGAACATATAAATAGTGTACTAAAAAAGCCACATAGCTCTTACCTAAACCTGACTCACCTGAAAATACCATTAAAGGAGCTAATTCAATACTTGAATTTTTTATAGCACCTAGCCTTTTTATGTAAAATCTTACTGTTTTCATATAGCACTATTTTCAATATCGACACAAATATAGTAAAAGTTATTTCGACTTTAACGCAAAGTGTCCAATTATTATAAAATTAATAAGTTGAGTTCGATAATCTAATAATAATAAAATATTATCAGGAATTCCAAGACACACCTACGATTCTTGGGTTATACTTTTGTATCAAACAACAATCACCATCGAATAATGTTGCAATAATTCCTCACTTAAATAAAAATATTCTCTTTTCATAGCTTATTCTGCATCCAATATCTAATATTTTTTTCAATTTTAGCAGCCAATAGAAACTATTCGTCATAGTAAGCTTGAAACATACAAGTTTACAATCCATTATTATACACTTATTACATATAATATTTCTTTACGACACTTTTCGTCAACATAATTCAGCTGCTGCATTATTCAATTTATCAGCAACATCTTTCAATGCATCAGATAAAATATTCAGATCCTTTTCTGTAAAAGTAGCAACCTTTCCATGTACTTCACAGCCATTAATTCGCTGATGAAGCCAAGAAGTCGATTTGTTAAAGTATTGCTTTGCAAACTCGGATACAGAAATGAATGGAAGTACTTCAGATAAGATCTTCCGCACTTCAATCTGTTTTTTCATCTTTTTAGCATCATCAACCACTTGGTGAATCCGAACAAAATCTTCATCAATAGCCGCCTGCAGTTCCTGTTGGTCTTCCGGTCGTAACGAATCAAAGAAACGATCCATCTCTTGTTCCGCTTTTTCACGATCAGAACCTTTAGCCTGGAGACATGCTGTTTTTAATCTGAAAAAATCTTCTTTTACTCCCATCTTACATAAATTTTAGATAAAACAAAATAATGAAGAAGATGAGTTCCCCACCCCGTCGAGTGGGGAACTCATCTTCTACCGAGCAGATAACCTCTGAATCTCAAGCTTGAGATTCTCAATTTCTGCGTCGAGTACCGATTTTCTATAACCAATTCCAATGAGTCGGTTATAATTTCGGAGGTAGTAGTTAAGATTTTCAATTAACTCATCTACCCGCGCTTTTAACGCTTCTTCATCAGTCATTCAAAGAGCTCTTTTGTTTGACACCACAAAGATAAAGAAATTGTTATCACAAACAAAGTCTTTGATAACAATTTCTTTATCGTGCTGATTATTTAACAGTTACATACCCAAAGACTATTAAATCTTCAATAAAATTCTCCGGAGAATCAGCACGAATAACGTTTCCTGTTTGGTCGCGATATCGGTCGGCAAAGTTGAACATATATTCCTGATCGGTACAATCGGAATCAAAACGACTACTTTCCCGAAGTTTGGTTACAAAATCTGCAGCGCAGGTGGCGGTTATTGTGCCGCCATCCTGCAATAAGTAATTTCTATTATTCATTATCTACTAAGTTTTTTCGTTCTAAGTTTAAAGTATATTTTTTGATCATCTGTCAAGAAAGGCAGATTCTGAAGCGTTGTTCCTGTTTCAACTTTCGCCTGTTGCGCAAAGGTAATCATTTGGCCTAAAAAAAGAACCCAATTACTCATCTTTGTGAAGTTTGTAGAACCGCTATGTTGGCGAAATTCTATCGTCCGGTGGCGGGCGTAAGCTTCAAGGTTTACTTTATGATAGCGGTCGTTTCCAAAAGCTGCCCGAAGGTCGTCGAGCGTATTTGCCTGCAGTATTCTTCTTTCAGATATTCTGCTTAAGCTTTTGCAATATTGGTTGTCTCTGCGTGTAGCTGGCATGAAAGCGTTTATTGTGTTCTCTATATTCTTATAACTAAGTGCTAAGTTCTTCCAAGTGTTCATGGTGAAATCTGCTGCATCCATGTGGACGTGTAATCCACAAGATTCATTAACTTTTGCGTTGCAAAGATCAAGTACCCAACACACTTTCTCAAGTTCTCTCAATCCGCTTTCTCCTTCCAATATTGGGCTTACCAGTTCAAAAGTATTGTTGCCATAAAGACTTGCGTCCGTTACCAATTTCCAATGTGCGCTTGTATTATGGTTGTATCCTTCAACTGCTACGTTTATTCCGGCTTCCTGAAGTTCGTGAGCAAGGTGATCACGAGTGCAGTTGTACGCTTCGATCTCAATTCCGAAGCGGCGGTTAAAAGTATAGTCTATTTCAGGTAAAAAAGCGGTTGTATTAGCTGCTGTAGTAAAGGTGCCAGTTTCAAGCATCTTTTTATATACGTTTTGTACAAAACCGTAATTTCCGTTTGTTACAAGATCCGCAACTTGGCGGCGGGTTAATCCTAAAAGAAGCAATTGTTGTATCTTGCTAGTCTTTGTTATGCTCTGATTTAAAATGTTAGTAATTTGCTCGTTCATAATGCTTTATCCTTTATTTTTATACTTCAAAGATAACACAATAAGCTCTAACAACGTAGCAATAACAAGTTTATTATCAACACCTTAGCTTTGTTTAGCTTAAGCTAAAATAGGATACAAAAAGGTCTGAAACATGAATATCCCAGACCTAATAAAATACTTCTATTAATTAGAAAACAGATATACTATCTCCATTATCCATAAGCATGGTATTACCGTAAATACATACAACTTTTGAACTACATACAGTCCACTCATAACCATCGCAAGTATATATTTTCTTTTGGTAAGTAACTTTTTGTCCTTTTTTGTAATTCTTCTTTTCAAACATGGCTTATTATCTCTTTATTATTGTACAGCTAAGATAACACTATTATGTCGAACAAGGTAGTAACTACCGACTTATTATCAACCGATTAGATTTGTTTAGTTTGAGCTAAAAAAGGATTAAAAGCAGATAGTAAAACTGACATTTAAGGGATTCAATATAGAGAATAAAAAGATAGCTTATTCAGCTCCTCCATTCAATTTATCTCTGAACACTCGAAGCTGATCAATGGTAGGATAGAATGTGGAGTTTTCCCAATTTCGAGAGATTACCGCAATCATTGATTCAAGATATTTCCCACAATCTAAAATTGTAGAACTCTTGTTCAATTGATAACGTCCAGATGGATAAGATTTATTTTTAAGTGTTTCTTGCGCCCACATTAACAACTCCTGCACAGATTCGTGTTCATAACCATTTTCCATTTATTCAAGTTTTAAAGTTATTGCATAAAAAAAGCCTCGACTTCGCTTAGCCGGGGCACATTCCACCGTCGTGGATTGGAATTTTTAAGATTCTGCAACAAAGGTACTACTTATTCCTTACCTTATTCACTATCACCCCAATTATTATTAAGGAAATGATACCTATATACACTTTATCTTTATGCAAATCCCACCATGATAGTTCTACGACAGTTTCTTTTTGATTCAGCAAAACATTAACCTTATTACTAATAGTATCAAGTCGATTCGAGAACTGCTGCAAAGTAATGGATAATGTTTCATCAACTTCTGTTCGTTCCTGATCCTGCTTGGATGCAGTAGTAGTACTTTCTTTGACCGGGTACTGTTTCCCGGTTGAATCCGGAGCAGACAAGTAAACTGTTTTATTCTCAATCTTTAGATCACTCAACTTGTCGGTAGTAATCTTCGTTTGCTTATTCACGTTCATCTGTAGAGACTCAATCATGTTTCGCAGGTATTGGAACTCTCCGGAATAGTCCACCTGCTTTTGCATCTCAATGTTCCGGGAAGCCTTGCAGGAACTTAACCATATTCCCGACATCAGGAGTATGATAATATAAACTAGCCGCCTCATGGTCGAACTACCGTATTACGCAAAAAAATAGGAAATTCGGAGCGTACATCGAAACAGGGGCATGCCTTGATATACTCTGCCGGTTCAACCTCCCCACTGCCATCCAGATCAGGCGAAGTATCTCGATGTCCCAGCAGTTCAACAATATTATACTCCTTGCAAAGCTTCGTTACTAATTCACGCAAACTGGCTTTTTGGGCGGGAGTACGAGTATCAGCTGGTTTTCCGTTTGCATCTAATCCACCGATATAGCAGATTCCAATACTGTGCTTATTATACGAAGACTCTGAAAATCCTTTGGTATTACAATGCGCTCCGTCAATGCTCAATGGTCGTCCATTCTCTACCATTCCATCAAGGTCAATTACGAAGTTATATCCTATCTGGTTAAAACCTCTTTGTTTGTGCATCCGATCAATATCTCTTGCACGTAAATCTTGTCCAGCCTTCGTTGCTGAGCAATGGATGATAATTGCATCGATTACCTTCATTTTGAATCCTCCTCTTTTTTATTGAACAACTTATTCTCAAGCCTATTAAACCGATCTGTTATGTAGACTGAAACTCCAAATACAGCCCCTGCATATAGCAAGCACTGCGCAAAGAGCCATAATACACTATCATGTATTTCACCATGTGACATAATGAACCCTGCAATTGCCAAAGCAGAGCCTAATATAAGCATACCAATAGCACTCCCATACTGAATAGCTTCTTTTGTATCACGTTTCATTTTATCAATATTTACAAGTTATATATCCTAATACTTAGCCAATCACTCACGATTAAATAGACGCTTTATATCAAATAAATCACTACCCTCTCTATCGAACATCAATGTCCAGCCAATTGAAGCAAATTCTTTTGTTACAAACGGTCGTATTTGACATGACGAAGACAATTCCTTCAACCAAGGAGTATTCCTCTGGTCAGATGTCATGGCAACTCGTAACTGTTGCATCATGGAAAGAGTACGCCTTGATTGTATAGCTTCCTCTATCAGATCCATTTCTGCTGATTTTGCAGCAATAGTGACTGCCATTTGCACTTCATCCTGGATATTATTCTTCTGATCACGTTTAGACATGATATCACCAATTTCCACAAACAAATATGTCCCGGAAACAATACCATCAACACGTTGCTTAACAGAATCAAAACTTTGCCCAAAAATATAATAGTCTAATCCTTGGATCCGAGAATATTTAGGCAGGCTTCTTATTTCTTCTTGAATTGCAGCGTATTCAGGAAGATCACTCCTCCCCTTTGCAAAGATCTCAAGTACCTTACTATGATTCGGGAACTGAGCATAATATTTGAGAATCTCGAAAATCATATAATTTGTTTTATTAATGAAATTGGCAAACCTGTATTCTTAGCGATATCCACAACAGGCATTTCCGCACTCCCCATGCTCTGTACAGCCTCTATCAGTTTTTTACGCAAAATTGTAAGATACTTGATTAGGTTCATTTGCTCAACCGTCGAAATATCTCCTAATCCATCATTGCTTAAGTTATACAATGATTCAAGCGCACCGGTTGTTATAAGACTTTTCTTTTCACTCTCACCGGCAACTAAGATCCGGAACTGTGTCTTTGAAAACAAATAATTAACAAACGACGAGAAATTGAATGCAATACTTTGCAAGGTTTCTGAAGATAGTCTTTCAAACGACTTAGCTAATGTATGTGCAGATTCCGAATCATACGGACCAGGATGATATAAAATAGCAGCAAGCAAAGGTAACATCTCTTTATTACATCCCAACAGGGAGCGAGCCTCTATAAATTGCAAGGCTGTAAGGGAACAAGTCAGCTGATTAAAACCAGTATCGATACTATACCCAGGATACAATTTCCCCTGAATGGATACATAAGGAATTAATTGCACACAAAAGCAACTATTCAAAACGAACTTATAATCCAGTTTTGAGAGATACCTGGCAATCGGTAAATCCAATCTCTCCGGAGGCGTTTTCTTCGCTTTAATAAAATCATCTTTAGACAAATCCTGAAGAACAGCATCCTGATCCGGATATGTAACACGGAAAATAAAGTCTACTTGTTCTCCTAACCAAGCTAAGTTTGACAAAGTATCTTCATCTTTAGCTCGAGCAAGTGATCGCGGATTCCATCCCATTGCACGGCAAACATGTTTAATCTGAAGCATACCCGGTGAAAGCTTTCCTTTTGTGACTAAGTCCATATCTCCCATAATACCTTCAAACAGTTCCGGAGTCAATTCCTCCCAGGCGTTCGGTACCGCAAACTTTTCCTGATGTACACAAAACTCAATCATGGCATTAATTGTATTTTATCTTCCGGTTGATTGAATGAAGTTTCAGTCTCAATATCAGTATCCTGTGGATCAGATAATAATAAGTCGATATCTTTAATCAAGCTATTGGCCTGTTCCTGCAACTGAACAGATAAAGAAAGCAGTCTCTCCTGTTCATCCCTTCCGGATCTGCTTGCTTTTGAATCATCAAAAAGATTCCGGATAGTGGAAGGAAACTCCAAGATATCAAACCTTGTTAAGGCAACAGCTACTACCTTCTTTGCAAGCACTCGATTAATTAATGACAAGACGGATGGTTTCTCCTTTGCACGTTCCAGGTAACCGGTTAGATTCTCCTCCAAAACTTCAATCTGTATCGGAATACAGCGAAAGAAGAAAAGATATGATAAATCAATGCAGTACAAAAGATCGAATTCTTCTGTTGTTTTTATCTGCAGTTTATCAAGCATCTTATAATACCTGGTTTTATCCCACCCTAAGTCCTCGGTACTATTCAGGAGCGCAATAAGGGAATCCATAGCATTATAATAATTCTCATAATAAGCCCTTCTTATAGCTTCCTGTTCAGACTTGTAGATATCAATATTCGCTTTACGTTTGCGAAGTACATCAAAGACTGTATCATTGGCCATCGTTAGATTAGCCAACGCAGTTCGGAGGTGATCGTATAGTTCACCTACACCTTTTTTAATGATATTATTATATACAGGAACACTCACAATATTCGCAATTCTCTTATAAGCGGTAACTGCATGACTATTAAGTAGCGAAAGGTTTGTGCTCGAGTCAATACCAGGCACGAACTCCGCAAATCCGGAGATGTCTGTAAATAAGTCTTTCAGTATCATGATTGTTGTTTATTTAGTCGTTCATTAGGAGTTACTTCTTCTTGCCGGCTAGGTGTTTCACGATAGAAACCAAAGCGATATCCTTGCTTGTATAATTCAGGAAAGTTTATCCGAATAGCCATATTAAAAGGTTCAGAGCATATTTCATCATCCGGAGTTAGCGACATCAGGTAAATCAAATAATTATAATATACGTCAGCTCCAGACTTTGAGATGACCCCATCCTTGGATACACTAGATATAGACGAATCAAGACCAACAGAAGAAAGTAGCACTTCATCAGCACGCTTGTCATAAGTAATAAGAGCGTCAATATACTCTTTATATTTCAAATCCAAAACCTCAAACTTCCACCGTTCCTCTTCACCGGATCCGGTTTTGAAACTAAGAGTTGCATAAGCCTTTCCCTGGTTGTCCGCCCCAGAAAGATACTCACTAATATTACGGAGTTCTTGCTTGAGATACATTAGAAAATACGACTCCTTATAGGTAGTCCCGATATCAATCCCATTATAAGTTAACAATGACTCATTCTTTCTTTTCCGCTCTTGATTTTCATTGCATATTTTCGTTATCTGTGCACGTTTTGATTCTGCCCATGCATTCGGGATGATAATATGAATTTTAGCAGCTAACGAATTTCTTAAGAAAGAGTTTATGTAATTAGCCGTATCGTTTGAGCCCTTGATATAAGCTTTTGTCCCTTCATGAGTTTCATTTACACCATAGAATTCACTAACCGATTTTTCTCGATGATGGGATATTGCAGCCCATTTAATGTTACGAATATCACTAAGCACCAAACGTGGATAAAACAAATATTTAGAAACCCCATAACTCCAACGTCCAACGGCAATATGAGTGAAGTCCTTATAATTGATCAGTTCTGTGACAACATCCCTTTTTTGTGTGGCCAACCGACACCGTCTATTCTCCATCAACTCAAGACCGGCTACTGGTAATTGCTCCCCGATACGGTTACCAAGCGTCATGCGCCATTTCACAAAGTAATCACGAAAGTAATAGTAGTTCTTTATATTTCCTTTAGCCACCTCTTTATAATCAGACTCTAAACCACGATCCTTCCAAGATTCTAACCAAGTAGTTATTTCGGGACAGTCCGTCCATTCTTTAACAAGCTTCCCGTTCTTTATGCTCTTAATGTATATAGCCGGCCCGAGCCCGTACAGCATGTTAACTTGTTTTGTTATCAACCGAGGCAATAAACGATTCTTCTTGATATCGCTCTCCACTTCTTCGCACTTCATGTTATTCGCTCCACGTGAACATACGTTGAACCCTCCAATTGATTGCCAATTGTAGTCTGCAGGAAGAACAGTATTTGAATTAACGAAGCCCGGATCCTTTAACCCCGCTGCAGGATTCGTTCCTAACTGAAAGGAAATGGTGCTTCCGGTATCCACATAGCAACCATAATTTCCCAACATCTCTAAACTATCACTCATAACCAGTCTATTTTATGCAATTTATATCCATCTTGAGGAAATCCCATGTAACGAATAAGTATGCGATAACACATCTTTGGGTCACCATTCCCATCATTAAAGAGGAAGAAGTTCTCACTATCAATGCTGAATCGTTCTTCCGGAAGTTGTGTCCGGAAAGTACAGCCCTCCCTCACAACCAACTTCTCGGAAGACTCCCCTTTCTGCCTGGAGTAAGGGAAGAAGGCAATGGTAAAGCAGCCGTTTGGCAACTTAGACAACTCCTTTGCCCATTGCAGTGCGCCTATGCCTGTCATCGTCGTTTCCATGCCCGAAATTATCGTTTTCCTCCCCCTTCCGAAAGGACGTCCCCAGGGGGCTGTCATATTTCCTGACAAATGTGTTTTTTTGCACCTCAAACCGCTTTTTCAGCGGGGCGTGGAGAATTTCGCCTCTCGCTTTTTCTTATTTTTGTTTTCAAAATGTCTTTTGGCTGATAACCCGCATTTTAGATACCAAAGCAATGTCAAACACATAGTATTATACAAAATTCGGAACTTACTATATCACTCTAACAAATACATTATACTACTAAATTTTCGGGCAAATCATCTGGTATGTTCCTTAATTCACTTTGTATTCTGTCGCCATATAGCCCGAAAAGCAAGTAAATAAGTGCAGAAGGAAGCTGTGTTGTTAGTCCTGCCTGGTGCTTTAACGGTACTTTAACTTCGGAGGACTTATCTAGCTCAATACGCCCGTCTGTTTTCTTGAGTGGAGATAAAGGAATAGCACTACAAAGGTTCGGGCACTCGTTCTCATCTATCCGGCATACAGGTAATGCATTACTTCGTTCACCAAACAAGAGCAATAAAAGTTTAAATTGCTGCCAGTGGTAAATAGTAGACTGTCCTTCGTTCATGAGTTCAACTGAAAAGCCGTAACTCTCTAATTCTCTTTTCAATATACGAGCATCAGAAGTTATTTTTTCGAGGTCCTCCCGGCGTTTATTGGCCGCCCGGTCGTGATAAAGCACAATCTGTTTATTAATTGCGTCAGTTCCGAAAAACTCAAAGATTTGCTTTGCCAGTTCCGGCTGTTCTGCCGGATAGTAGCAAGTGAATTCTTTTAGAACCCGGAGTTCATGACCATAATCTTTCTCTTGAGCAGCAACAACGCTGGAAAAGTGTCCGGGGTCGTAACCTAGAAGAATCCGTTCACGTTTATCATAGTACTTCAGATATCTGGAGGTTAAAACAAAGTGTTCACGCAAATCTAACTTCAAAATTGATTCATAGCGATATCCATCAGAGAATTGATGTTTGTCTTTTCGATAGTTTGCGAAGAATTTATTAACGACTTCCTTCTTCCGGATTGCACAAATAGAAGTCAGGAACTCATCAATGTCAAGTGATTCTAACTGGGTACGGAAAAACTTAGGCCCAAGTATGTCTTTATTAGCGAAAGAAGAAGCACGGATATAATAACTCGCATTTCTACGCATATCCGCAAGGCGTGGCTTCCAAGTTGCTACAACACGTTTCGCTTTTTCTGTTTCCAAACGTAGGGCTTCAATGATAACAGGATTCTTTTCCTCTCTCAACCGGTGATTGTTCCGATATATTTTATATAAAGCAGCATGTAAATATAAAGCAGCGGACGCAATCTCATCAATAAGCTCCTGATTGACGTTATTCTCATATTCTTCATACCAATTATCTTCTCCTAAATCCAAGCGGGCCGTATCCGACACACCTGTTATTCCCTGATAATAAGGAGACATTCGAATAGAAGCCGAAGAACCACGTAAAGACGGGAACAAACGAGTCTTTAACTTCTCGCCTTTATTGTGTTTCATTTCCTCAACAAAGGCATGAACACCTGATCGGCCGGCTACGGATTCCGGCTGATCAGAACTCACCATCTGAAGATGATGACCATCACGAAATAAGATACTATGCTTTGGATAAGCAATCGGATATCGAGGTTTTCTGAAGTGAGACGGTATTTTTGATTCACCTACAATATAGTCAATACCATATTCAAGCATGGAGCGCCGTCCATCACCAACTGGTTTGGAAAAATACGCCTGAATATTAGGCCAAACATTTGTCATGAGTGCTACGTATGTTTTATGAACCAAGAACGAAAGTTCCCCAGGCATATCGTTTGCTACTCGAATAATACGTGGCCCCATAACCCCTTCCGTCTTACCTGTCGCACGGCCGGCTTCGACAATAAGTACATTTGAATCAATGGCATTCGCTCTAATCTGCATTACATTCTGATAACATTCTTCAAAAGTTGCAGTCAAGTCAAAAGTCGTAGAACTTGCACTAAGCGATTGCGATGATTGTGAATAAAGTTCTATTCCCATATTACTCTCCAGTTTCTTCAGGTTCTACAATTTCGGCCTCCTGAATATCAGCATCACGTAACAAACGTTTCTTATCCGCTTTTTCAATAGGAAGAGAATCAATAAGGTTGATATAAAACCCTTCATTGTTTTTGCGAGCTATTTCTTTTATTGATTTCTTTTGGAAGCCAAGCTCTTCCGGAGTGAGGTTCGGAGAGATCAGGAATACGATGCCAAGATCGCGGTCTGCTTCCGCTATTTCTGAAGCTCTACGCCGGCACTCTAAGGCTGCGTTGTAACATTTCTCCTGTGTCTTGTAATCTCCTCTTACAGCGCATAATTTCGCTAAATCTTCGTATTTGTCTGCGTAATTAGATTCCCAGACCTTGATAGATACATTATTGTCGATATTAAAGTAGTTGATAGCGGCATAGATACGGGCCTTACAGGTACGCTCATCAATATTAATCTGCTGAGAAGCATTAATCCTCTGCCGTAACAGCTTGGCTGCACGAGTAATATTCCTCTCATACTCAAATATCTCTGCAGCCCATTGCAACTGCTTTAAAAATAGCCGAATCTCCTCCGGAATTCCTGAACAACATCCAGTTGTCAGAAACTCCGAAATCAGATCCGGATGTATTTTATCAAGGTGGTCTAATTGTGTCATACTCCAAACAATTGTTTCCGTAGGTCTAGTTCAACACGTAAATTTTTACGTTCTTCCAAGGTATTGATAGCATCAATATCTCCAGCTTCTGCCTTTTTCGCCAGTTCCGCATCAATATTGTATTCTCCTAGAGCACGTCCATTGTTGTATGCATCATAATATACATCTCCAGTAAGAGTGATCCGGACAATCAACGCTAACTTCTCCTTCCCACGAAGTCCAAGAAGGTTGCAGATACGTTGCGGTGTGTATCCAAGTGCGCCAAAAGTGCGCACCTGGGATACATATTCTTCACCGATTTGAGTGATCTGATCTACATCAGAGGTAGGTGTCAACTCGTTTTTCATACAATAAGTTTTAGAGTTTCTTCTGCAGTCATCAATTCCTCACCACGGATCAACCGGATTGCCTGCTCTGGGAACATTGCCCGATATCGGGATACAGTTGCAGATACATAGCGTGGATCTATTTCTATCGCATGACAAATTCGATCCGTCTGTTGGCAAGCCATAAGTGTAGAACCGGATCCGGAGAAAAAGTCTACTACAATTTGTCCGGGTGCACTAGAATTACATATAGGATATGCCATTAGTGCAATTGGTTTCATAGTGGGATGGATGGCGTTGCGTAGTGGCTTATCGAAGTTCCAAACTGTTGTCTGTTTCCGATCCGAGTTCCAAAAGTGACCGGCTCCCGGTTTCCAGCCATAAAGACAAGGCTCATGTTGCCATTGGTAGTCCTGTCGTCCCATGACCATTGAGTTCTTTACCCAAACGCAACATTGTGCAATTTTAAATCCAACTTTCCGGAGGGACGCACGAAAATTCTCACCCTCACTATCAGCATGAAATACATAATAAGAGCCACCCGGTTTCAAGACTGAAAACATGACAGTAAAAACTTGGCGGAGGAAAGTGGCAAACAAATCGTTTTCCATCGAGTCGTTCTGAATCGTCAGTTCATCTTCTGTCGCTCCTTGGTAAGCAACATTATATGGGGGATCTGTTACAAGTAAGTCAGCATATTGACCATTCATTACTGCAGATACGTCCGCTTTGGAACGACAATCCCCACACATCAGCCGGTTACTGCCTAGTAGCCATATATCACCAGGCTGAGCAAAAACAGAATCTGGAGAGTCTTCTTCATCTGAAGGAATAGAAAATTCAATATTATCTTCCTGAATGCCTTCTGATTCATGTTCCTGGGTAAACAAAGGAGTCCCAATAGAATAATCGACAGCTTTCACTTCATAACCGAGGTTAAAACGCTCCATCGTATCAGTATCTATATTGTACTTTTTAAAAAGTAATGTATCAGGATTCTTTGTGGCAAACTCCGAATTATATGCTGCTATCTCTTCAACAGCTTCTTTCTTATCTGCAGCAAAGATAGGCTCATAAGGAATTTCAGGAATTATAAACCCCGACTTTCGTAATGCAAGCAATGCTTTACGTCGTTGATGGGCATCGATGATCCACAGCTTTCCATCCGGATCCTTCCAGGCTTTAAATGCATACTTGAAACCACGGGTGATAATAAGCATCTGTAGTTTCGATAATTTATCAGGATCCGATTTCTTAAAATCCTCCTGAAGCTCTAAGAACGAATCCAGCGGGGCGGTCGGTAGGCCACCCAAATTAAATACTTCTATTAGCTTTTCCATAATCTACTTTGATTCTTCGAGAATTGATTTAAATAAGGCTTCTCGGTCACGAAACCGACGAAGGTGTTCTTTATCTTGCGACCGTTTATCTTTGCGTTCAGGCCGTTTTAGAAAGGATTCGTATCTGCGAATGTTATCGGAACAGTTCTTATACCGGCGAAGGAACTCCAAGGGGTCGGACGCCCGTAAACGTTCCAATTCGGCTCTCTCCGACCGATGAACAATAAGCGGATGCTTATACCGAAACATTCCAGTGTCGTTGTACGTTTGCAGCTCGGAGAATGCTAGTAAGTTACGGATCCGGAGTTCAGCCATATCAACGACTGCACGCCTGGTCGGTTTCTTATCCAGCAATTCATCGAGCTGCTTCATCTTTTTCCAAGTCACCACACGATCATTATACAGTATCGTAGCTATTTGGACGTTTTCGTCTTCGAGGTTTTCCCAGTCGATTTGCGGGTACTCTTCGTGCTTTTGCTTTTTGAAGCTACCTTGATAGGTTCTTTTTTTTTCTCTTCTTCCAAGGCTTGCTCTGCCTGTTCTGCACGGTCTTCGGCTTCAATTCTTGCTTCCTGTTCCGTTTCAAGCTCTTCTTTCAGTTCCTGGTTCTCTTGCTCTAAAACTTCTGTTTGTTCTTCCGCTTGAGATGCACGTTCCTCTGCCTCTTGTTTTTCTTGCTCACGAAGTTCCGCTTCAGCCTGTTTTTCGTAAATCTCGGCATCGATTTCAAAAGAGTTCTTTTCTTCTTGTACAGAAGTTCCCTCTGTTCCTGGCTGATTTTCCAAACAAGTTGCTGTGTTTCCGTCATGGGATTCTTCAGCTTTTGAAGAACAGACAGGAGTGTCTCCTGATCCTTCTGGATTGTCAGATAACAGCTGTTGAGAAACAGCAAGTGCGTTCCTGGCTTCATCACTATTTCCTTGAGTGTCCCCTCCTGGTTGAATCTCTGCTCTAATACATGCTCCACCGCTATCAGGTATATTCCCTTCTCCATTTTCTTCTTTGGCTTTTTCAATTTCACGACGATTTATCCGGATGGCTTCCTTTGACTTTAAGTCTAGCAATGTATAAAGGATGTCATCCGCATAACGTTGCGGGTTACGGGCAAACATCTTGAGTTTAGGATGTGCCGGAGCAGTTGCCTGAAGCAGACTTAAATCTGCTTCAGCTGCCGCTGTATTACGTAACTCATTAAAATATTTCGTTTTCTCTTTAAATCCGTACATAACTTATGCTGTTTGAATTCTACTTCCAGAAACCTCAATAAGAGTGGCAGAGTCTAAGACTCGGAATGTAATAGAAGAACCGGCCTTTGCAGTCCATGTTACTCCATCTTCCAAAATAAACGTCGGGCCATCGGCTATTGTAGCTGCCTTATCAGTTCCAGTACCGGTCAAGGTGATATATCTACCTTTATCATTATTTGTCAAACCTGAAGCTGTCTCAACTGCATAAGTTGCCGCTGTTCCATTTGGTATCTCATAAGAATTACTTGTAGCTTTAATAGCCAAATCTTTAGTCCCCGCTGCATGCACCTCTGCTGGAGCTTTTACAATATCACCAACATATTTATAGTACTGTGTCACAGAAGTACGTTCAAAAGTGAAGGTTATATAACGGCCATCTTTGTCATTTTTTGCTTCATAAGTTTTCAAGACCATTGGCCTATCATATTCTCCTAAGATATACCATTGATCTTCACCTATCTCTTTAAACAGAATCACAAACTTGCCACCGGCATGCTCTTCTATAAAATTCAGAAGCTGGTCCCGCATACCTCCCATAATTGCTACGAATTGGTTCGTTCCACTTGTTGTGATATCACCTTTTTCACCATTACCCACATAAGTTGGAATATCATGGGCCTCAAAATATTGCATGTATTGTCCGAGAAGCATTGGTGGTGTCGCGACCTCACGATTAACATTAGGCTTAGGGAATTTCACATCCGGATTGATTTGATGAACATCAACCAAGTAAATCTTATAAGCTATATTAGAGCCATGAGTCACTTTGTCAGATACGTCATCTATGCTACCAATGGCCATCATAGAAGCCAAAGAAGTTCCTGAGAATCCTGTGATGCAAAACATTGAATGATCAGGATCTAGGAGCATACCAACAACAAAAACAATGGCAAAAAGAAGTGCAAGAGATAAAAAGAGCTTTACCTGCATTTTACGTGCATATTGATTCCCTTTTTTGTAAGGGTTACTAATTTTTTTAGCTTTCATAAAACATCAATTTTGTAGTTAAGAAAAAAGGGTGGGCAGAACTCCCACCCCTGAAAACAAACACCTATTAAAAACTGAAAACAACTATCTTACGCCAGGAAGATTTGGTTGCAAATCGGCATTGACTGTACGTACACCACCGACACAGCGTTCCAGTTCACGGAAATTTCCCTTACTGTTCAAAAGAACAAGGATATAATCACCTTCTTCTGTCGGAGTATAAGCGGCAGTGATATCTTCAAACTTACCAGTTTTGGTAATATTAGAAGCATTAGTTTTGGATCCACATTCAATAAGATAACCGACACCCGGTTTTGCATTTTTGATGTCAGTGATTACAGTAGCCTTTGTGTTTTCACCTGTAATTTGCCAAAATCCATCCTTTGCATCAATTTCAGTAGCATCAACTGCAACATTAACGGAAGGCTTATTCATGAAAATTTGCTGCCATTCAAAGTTGTTTTGAACAAGTTCAGCACGTGTTTTGAAACGGCGTCCCAAGAAGGCGGCAGCCGTACCTTCTTTCCAGGTAGACCAACATTTTACCATTTCCATGTCATCCTTTGCTTTAAAGGCCATCATCTCTCCCGGAATGTATTCCAAAAACTGCAAGTTGCCTGGAATATCAAGGAACATTAAACAGCTTTGCCCCAAATAAGGCATCCATCGGATGTGGAGTTCGGTATCAGGAACAACATTCAGATAACTGTTAGGGCCTGTGAAATCAAGGTCTTTGCCGTACTTGGCCCGGCAACCTTCCTTCCACCAAGTTTGATGCAAGCTATTCAGATAAATAACATGCTGATCCAGATCCATGTCTTCCGTGCATTTTGCAATAATGTCAGCCACGAACTCCTTCACTGCATCTACCATGCCTTCCTTCGTATATGAACGATAAGACTCATCGTCATGCAGCAAAATTTTATTTTCATGATAATACCGGAGCAATGTGTAGATAATACCCGTAGAAGCATTCAAGAAGTGAGACGGAACACCTTTTTCCGGAGTAGCATAAACACCACGAACACGACGTTTATTCTGTTCTACTTGTGCTGTTTCCAAGGTATTAACAATACAATACTCAATCAAAGACCACTTAATAGGATCGGAGCCTTCCTTATTGAGATAACCGATGTACATTCTTTCCAGTTTCTTCATTGGACCGAATTTCATCTTAATCATAGCGTCATCAACATGCCCCATCTCGTTTTCGAGCTTCATGCCACCTTTCCAAACTTCGCCTTCTTGCCAACCTTGAGAAACTTCATCGAAGAAAGTATTGAATACAAGGTCATGATCCTGCACGCCATATCTCACCGGGAAGAATTGAGTTAACTCACGTTTCTTCAGTACATGAGCAATCAATGCATCCTGACGACGAATTACGTATTGATCACCGACTTTAGCGTCGTCAACCCCCGAAAGGTCTGTTGAGAATTCACCTGTAGCAAGCTTTACCGGATCGAGCAGATGATTCTTATTCAGATATTCATAACGCCGAGCAAGAGATTTTGAGAAAACAGCCACTTCCTGAAAGAACGCTTTCTCTTCACCATCCTCTATATTAGTAGAGGAGTAATCAGGGTTTTCCGTAATCTTATTCCAACGTTTCGACATATCAAACATAGGAGCTTCAATACCAAACAGATGTTTTGCAGTAGTTCCGGGTCCATTAATTCTCATAGTTACAGGAGTTCTTACCGATGCAGATGGAGTATCGGCTGCAGTTTGATCAGACATTTGTTTCACTAAATTCTGTAATTCACCATTTTGCCTTACTACGCTCTTGGCTAACTCAATAACACCTTCCGGTGTAGCTTCAGGCTGATTAAGCGGCTTTTCTTCCTTTTCAGCCGCATTATCAGCAATTGCGGGAGGAGTCACAGCACCGGCCAAAAGCGATTGCAACTGATTCATTTCATCCTGAGACATTTGCTGTTCCTGCTGCACCGAATCCGCCTCCATATCTTCACGAAGATTTGCCTGAAATTCTTTCTGATAACGAATAGCAATTGCTACAATGTCTTCAGACGTTAATTGCTTAGCCTTTGCCTTATCTGACAGCTTCAGAAGTTGTAAGACATTTCCTAATTTTTCTCTAAAGTTCATAATTAATTGATTGTTAAATTAGACATACTGATTTATTTTATTTCGGAGGGAAATGCTATCCAAGTATTCCTGTCCACGTGAATTTGCGTGGGCAATAGCTTCAGGAAGGGTCATCACAGAATCAATTAACCCTTTATCAATCGAATGTTGAGCATCAAATGTTTCACCTTGGAATACCGGATCATCTTCAGGGAGATTGGCAAGTTTAGGACGAGATGATTTTACTTCATTTAAAAATTGAACGGTAAGTGGATCAAGAACTTCTTTAATATATTGTTCCGGATGCCCAGCACGTAAATCTTCAAATTTCTTATTCTTGAGTGGAGATAGACTCGATTTCTCTTGAATTAGTTTTATTCCTAACTTCTCATAGTAAGCAGAAAAGTCATAAAAGCTGATCATAGTACCAATACAACCGATTTGATCATTCTTCGTCAGCGCATGTATTCCATTCGCACTATGACAAGCAATATAGTAACCGGCAGAAGCACAATACTGCTCAACTAAGACTTCTACAGGTTTCTTTAGTGAGTGCATTGTTTCCGACAACCGGTCTAAATACCAAGCTTCACCACCACCGGAATTAATATGAAGGAAATGCACAGATATTGAAGGGTTACTCTCTGCAGCAATCAAATCCCTCTCAAATTGCTTTGAAGAGAAATACCAGGATGAATTAGATGTAATTGTACCCCAAATACGATGATAAGCAATTGAGCCTTCAGGCAGTTCCTCGGATGAGAAATCATTAGTCAGGCTTACACTCTTAAGTTCTGCAGTACATGCTATTTCTCTTTTAAGTTTAGCCACCGCCTTATCTACCTGGTCTTTATAAGTCGGCGGATCCGATAAAAAGAAAAAAGCCCCTGGTACTGGGTTCTTTTGATCCAGAAGTGGAAAACATTCCATCATGGCAGCAGCATAAGCTTCTGCCGTGATGAAGAGTTTAGATGTAATAAGTAAGTTACGAAGAAATGTCCTATTCATTGTAGCGCATCTTTTCAGCGAAGATAGTTCGTCGAAAGAAGGCTATGAAGGACTGT